TCTGTATAGTGTGTTCTGCCAGTAATTTTAACATGATCTTCATACCACTTATGACTGTCAGTTGGGCCACACATACGACATTTTAAATTACAAAAGTTTCCATAACGTATGTCAACAAAATTAATATCTTGTTTACTTACATCAAGTGTTCCGTCTTCTTCTGTAATTTCTTGTGCTTTTTCTAAATCGATATGATTGCCAAACCATTTAGCCCAGTCATCAGATTCATATTCTCTACGACTACGAATACCGTTAATTTCTTCTTGTCTACAACGTTCACATTCAGGATGCCATTCACCTTTAAGCATTGCTGCACGTACTTCTTTTAAAATTGGCGCATTACGTGCTTCATTCCAGTCGTCTTTGCCCGCATTGTATGTAGTACCATCTTCTTTTTTCATAATACCACGTTGCGGACTATAACTGTTTGTGTTACAGCAAATACGTAAATCACCATTGTTTCTTAGGTTAATACTGTTCCACGGTAGTGGGCAGAATGTGCAACTCATAATTTATTCCTCATACCATTCATCGGGTTGCATAGGATCAATACTTAATTCATTAATTGCAATATGTCTCGGTTGATCTATTACCCATTTAATATATTGTGCAGCAACGTCTATATCTAGTGTATTTCTATTTGGGTGTTTGTCTTGTTTATTGCTTAACGTGCCAACGCTGATTAAAGATAATTTAGGACCTTCATTCCAAACACCATTTAGTCCAAGCGTATTTGAATAATCACGTAATGCTTTCTTTTCTGCATTATATAACCAACTGCCGCCTTTTTTAACACGATCAGTAGTACTACTGATATTTACAATGTGCATATCATGTTTTTTCTCGATACACTTGTGATAAACTTCATTTAATAAAACAGTTTGTTGAAACTTCCACATAACACTGTTATTAATAAAAACATCATGCTCTGTTGCTAATTCAGCAAAACGTTCTTGATCTTTTTTGATTGTTAAATCAAACCCTGTATTTCTACTTACAAACACAGCATCAGGATACAATTTATACAATGCGCCTGCCAGTCCAGAGTTTTTGTTACCTGTAATAATCATGCTGTCTCCGTTTCAAATATGTCTGCCATTTCAGGAAATACTTCTTGCCAGTTTAATCCACGTTGCTTATCGCACAATTCTAAAAATTCTCGCATCTCCGGCAAACGCACACTCCAGTCATCGCTTTCCATAAAGTTTAACATACCCTGTAGTCGTTTAATACCGTATCCAGCATCACGCCACTTGTCATAATCTACTTTGCCTTTGTGCCAACTCGGAATACCCTTTTCCCAATTTGCTTCCCACCAGGGATAAAATTCTTCATACTTTTTACGCACTTCTGCTTTGAACCATGCTGGTAGCACTTTAACATTTAGATGTGGTGGATGATACACAAAGTGATAGTTTACACCTCCTGCGCCAAATGGCCACATGTTAATCTTTTTAAATCCTTGTTCAAGTTTCCATTTGATAAAATCTGGAATATAATAGATGTTAAGTGCCTGAACTGCACAAGCAATAGTTATTTCAACATTATTACTTGTTTCATTGTCTAATATATGAAACACTTCCTGTGTGCGTGTCCATTTGCTAGGATAACGAATATAGTCGTTCATTTCGTGTATACTGTCTACACTGTAATGAAAACGTACTAATTTAAACTCTTTCCATAGGTCAAACAAATCTTCTCTCCACTCAACACCATTGCTGTTGTAACGCAATTCAAGATCTTTTGCATAGCCCATTTTAATTGCATGTTCAAGTATTTCATAATGTTCTTCAATGATAAGACTTTCACCGCCAGCAAAATAAATTTGCTGCATACTAGGCATTTGTTCATAGAATTGTTGCCAAAATACTGGATTTTGTTTGTGCCAATTGTAACTACTGCCATTTGTGCTGCCTTTGTCTTGCCATTGCATTGTTTCTTTAAGTGATGCATTTTGCACAGCAGGAAATATTTTTTTGTAGTCTTTGATCCATCCGCTACTATCGTGCGGTGAACACATTACACAGGCAAGTTGACACTTGGTGCCAAATCGCAAATCAATGTATGCTAGGTTAGGCGGAACACTGCCATCTTTGTTTGTGTCTGCAATAAGTTTATCTACATCTACACGCTGGCTCCAATATGCAGTTTCCCACATACGTTTACTATTATGTCCTGCTTCTTCTTCTCTATAACACTTTAAACAACTAGGCGGTTTTTCACCGTTTAGCATTTGTTTGCGAACATTGCACATATACTGACTATTCCAAGCAGTTTGAAAATCTGTCACATTCAAGTTGTTGGGCTTGCCATCATCTGTTTTTAGTATGCCAACTTGTCCGCCGTGTTCTTTATCATTGGTTGCACCAACACTGCTTGCATTTGCTGTGCAACATACTCTCATACTACCGTCTGGTCTTGTGCTTAGATGCACCCATGGTAGAATACAAAATGTGTCTGATGTATATGTTTTTTCTGTCATTATATACGTACTTATTTTAAGGTGTTAATAATTTATCTAAACGTGGTTTTAGGTGTTTAAAAACTATTCCGTTTCCGATTCGATCATAATGCGGAGCATCGTCAATTCCTAATTTAAAAAAAGTCTTAGGTCCAATCATTTCTGCCATTGATCCTATATAGTTTTCTGGAAAATCACATTTTTCAAATGATGTCAAATCGCTGCTATCGATTCCTGCATGCCACGAAAACAATAGAACATTGTCTTTTCCATAAATTCCATTTATCACATGCATTTCTTTTTCAAGAACTAATGATAACATATCAGATTCTAAATAATGATATAACCATTTTTGTAAGTCTTTGACTTTTATCCGAAAATGGTTAGACAAAAAATCAAGTCTTTCTCTATACCAAACTTTGAAAATCAAACTAGGAGAAATTAAATACGAAGAAGTAATAGTATCCCAATTTTCGTCTTTCCAATTTCCGTCTGTGTAGATATAATTTTTGAGTTGACGGTATTCTCTAAATATATCGGTGTTTTTTACGTTATATTGAGGCATGTGTAAAAATCTACCATAATGAGTTATTTGAAAAATCACTTTATCAAACTTTATATTATGTAATTTTTCAAAAGAGCGTAATCTAATATATGCCGAATCATTTGAAGATCCTGGCATACTTAAATCAACAACGTTATATTCATTATATTTTTTTGCAATTAATGCAGGATAACTTTCAAGTTCACAGTTTCCATCATGCCAATGTGTATAACTACACCCAATTATTCCTATACTTTTTTTATTTTTATCTAGTTCTATCATTTAAACTGTTCTCCAAACGGATCAAACTCAACTCCGCACTTCATGCTGCACACTTTAAGTTTGCCATTACTACAACCTTTAATGTTCCAACTGCTCTCAATGTTTTCAAATATACCTGTTTCAAACACCTGTTTAAGTCCATGTTTCTTTGCGTTGATAGCATCTTTGCCGCCTACAGCATCGATAAAGTTCCATATCTGCTCTACCTTTGGATCTGGGTTCCACCACTTGTACATTCTACCAGCAGTCCAACAACAAGGCATGGCAAGTCCTTCGGCTGTGATAAACAAACTACCTTCATCTTTGACTTTACAATTAATTGGCACTACATCGTAATAAGCATCCATAGTGCCATACTTTTCTAACAGTGCATCCTGTTTGGTTAGTGCTTTGTTTAAAAACTTTTCATCAGGTTTTTTAATTTCTGTAGTTTCATTTCCTTTACGATCAACTGCTTGGTGTGACTCTTTCTTTTCACTACTTGCAGTTACAAATCTACCGGTTTTCTTTTTGATAAAACGCTCACATCCCCATGCATTTGCCAATGCTTCGGCTTCTTCGACTTGATGTTGATTATGTTCAAAAATAAGAAAATCCCAACGTGCTCTGCCGCCAGCGTCAATAAACGCCCGCATATTACGTTCTACATTGTCCCAGACAACACCTTGCCTGTATAAATGATTAGTGTCACTAAGACCATCCACGCTAAAAATAACAGCACCCATTCTACCCAAGACTTGGGCAAGTTCTTTCCACCATTCAACACTTTTTGCTCCTGCATTTGTATTCATCGAAAGCCACATGTCTGCATTGTGCTCTCTAAAGTAACGAAATATTTCTAATGTATCTCGTGCAACAATAGGATCGCCCAAGTTGCCACACATGTACATGGTTTTTAGTTGTTTGATAAAGTCAGGTTCAAAAATACGTTTACAATCATCTAAGGTTAATTCGCTTAAATCAATATGCGGATTTAGTGCACCACCGTTTTGATTACGGTCACACATAGGACAACTTGCTTGACAGTTTTGTGTGTTTTCTAAATGAATAACACGTATATCTTCGTATCTATACATCGTATACCAACTTTATATCCTTACCAGGTCCGGTCTTACTAGGTAAATCACCATACTGTTCTACATACCATTCAATAACAGCAACATACCAATTATGACTGTTATGATGCGCACGTTTGTTGAACTGCCATATATTATTGTTTGTTGCTTGCATTGTACTCAATGCTCTTGCACTTTCTTTTTGCAGTTCTCTTATTGATAAATCATTTATATCCAATTAACATAAACCTCTTGTATTTAGGCAATTCTAATTCTCCTGCATATAACGGACCTGTCATACGTGCCATATTACCAAATTCTTTTATATCCTTAACACAATTAACATGTTCTTCTACTTCATAATAGTTATTGCTTTGTAATACAACTAACTTGCCATCTGGAATCTTAGCATACCATTCTGCAAAATTAGGTATATGTTCACAACTGGTATTAATAATAGTGTCTGGTATGTCAAGTATAGGTTTACTCATCCTGTTGTTTGCATTGCTCCAACTTTCCCACCAGTGTTCATCATATGTAATGTGCATAATATCTTTTGTAACTGCTTTAAACCTCCAATTATCAACAAACCAAGGTTTATTAAATGTTTCAGCAATATCTACACAACTTGGATCAATATCAAAACTGCGAATTTTATCTACCTTCATACCGCTTTCAAAAAGCATTGTAGCAAGTGTAGCATACCAACCTGCACACAAATACACTGTGCCTAGATCTACTTTACATTTTTTAAGTTCGTTGATTAACCATAGTTTACTTTGTATTTGTCCTCGACTAAAACAGTCGTTCCATATTTCAACATCGTTTACAAAGAAACTTTTAAATGCTGCAATAAATTGTGTATTAACATAACGTTCTAAAACAGGCCATAACTTCCAAGTATTATCTTCTAATACAAGTTTACGCAAATCATCATCGTTAAGTAATCTAAATACACTGTGTAAATTATCTTCTGTTACTGCCTTACGTAAATCTTCATGATCCACTAATCTAAAAATACTATGTAAGTTTTGTTCAATTACTGCTTTGCGTAAATCATCTACAGTACCAAATGCTCCAGGTTCTTCTGGTAATAGTCTAAAAATACTGTGCAGATTTTTTTCTAAAATTGCTTTTCGTAATTCTTCATCAGCATCGACCAATCTAAATAAACTACTTAAATCATTATCAATGTAAGTTCTACGCAAGTCTGCTAACTTTGTATTTGTCGGATACAATAATTCAAATCTATCTAATAATTCAAATGTTTGCATTTTCAAATTGCTCCTGTAGCCAATCAAAGTCGTTGATTTTTTTCAATGCTTGTAAATCTCCTTGGTGCAACATACCATACGCTGCACCTGCTTTTGCTCCTGCAATAGCATACTTACCGTATTGTCTATCGCTGCCTATTGTACACCATTTGCGCAAGCGTTCATTTGTTTCATTGTCTTTTTGTCTATCAATAACTTTCGAACTTAATTTACAGCATTCTCTAAATCCACTTTTAAAACTGTTAAATGCATCTGTGTTAAATGCTGTAATGTTGCTAATGTCATGCACTGCTTTAAACTTGCTGCTGATACTGGTTGTCATATCAGGCTTTGTAGTGTCCATATTGATTGTTAGTTCTGTTGGAAATAATTTTACACCGCCATAACCATATACCATATCATTGATCGGATTCTGACTGCGCCATACATGCACAGTTTCTTTATCCCAACGTGCTACTTGATAATCAAAGTTAAAATCATCTACAATGATTGCATCACCGTCAACAATCCAAAACATATCTGTGTTACACAATTTAGCACCTTCGATATGTGCTTGGTGGATGCCTTTTACACCGTGTACACGTTTGCAGTCTGGAAAACGTTGCAGTATACGTTCATAATTTTCATCAGCATTTGGCTCTTGGTAACTGATAAACACCATGTCATAGGGTTTAGGTGTGCTTACAATAATATCTATTTCTTTTTTGTTTGCAATAAATTTGTAATCAAATTCACGTCTACTGAATTTTGCTTTTTTACTGCACAACACAATACCGTCATGATATTTGCCATTCAAATAAGCATAGTTTGTATTACGTCCAAGATGGCTAAAGTAACTGTCAAACTTAAAATGCCTTGCAGGATTAACATAATCTGGTACAATCCAAAACATATCATATTTGCTTGTTTCCAAAGCATCAAGATAATCTTCGTATGTTAAAGTTTCAAAAACTTCAAACTTGCAAGGTTTACTAGCCTGTATTTCTACTTTCTTATTTGACACAAAAAATCTATGATCGATTTCTTTTTGTGTAATATCCATAGACTTTGGAACCAAACAAATGCCGTCATAATGCTCTCCATTTAAAAACAAATGGATAACGTTTTGACTCCACGCATCAGGCACGTAGTCAAAGTTAAAATCATCTTGCACTACAACATCATCCCAAACAAGCCAAAGAAACTTTGTTAAACTTATACGCTGTGCTTGTTTAACATCAAGTGCCTTTTTGGCTAGTGGAAATCGTTTCTTTAGTAGGTCAAAGTTTTCTGTGTTTTTGCCAATAAAGACTATATCATACATATCACTATTATATATACTACTAGCAAAGTTGTCAAGGAGATTTTATGGAACTTTACGAAGGTGCTCCGTATAGGATTAATATTGTAGGTGCAGACAGCACCATGATGATTGATAGTTACAATCGCACAGTGATGGCTAACATTGTAAACAGTGATGGCGAACTGCTTATCGATCAAGATCTAGGAGAGTATCTAGGTAATGTTAAAGGTCATGTACTAGGTGTGCATGGTAGAAAAATCATTGACATCGAAACTTATCATATTGATGCTAATACAATTCGTGCTAATATTGTAAACGAAAAAGGCGATATTGTATACGATACAGATACCAACATTATAAAATGTGACGTAGTCGGAGACATATACAATAACAATGGAGATATTTTAACAGATATTTCCAATAACACTTGGCTAGGAAATGTCAAAGGCAGTATCCTTGACCGTGAAGGAAATGTAGTTTTTGATAACGAAATTGGTGCAATCAAAAAAGACGTAATCGGTAATGTATACACCAGTGACGGATTGCTATCTTATGATCACAACACAGGTGTATTTACAGGTAAATTTGTGGGCGACTTTACTGACAGAAATGGCGAAACAGTTTACAATGCAGAAACAAACACATTCCAAGGTACATTTTTTGGTAACTTGTTAGGTAACATTGTTGACAGTACAGGCAACGTTTTTATCGATGTTGAACACAAAACTATAGACAGTTTACAAGGTGACTTTACAGGATCGTTTTACGGTGACATTCTAAACAAAATTGGCAATAGCATGTACAATTTAGATAACGACGAATTGTCAGTTTCAGTTGTATCAGCAGACGAAGTTGTTGCAAAAAAGATTTCAGGGGTATTTGCAGGTGATATTTGTGATCCAACTACAAACGAATTATTGTTTGATAGTGAACAACGAATGCTACACAATGTAGATCTCAAAGGTAATATCTATAACGACAACGGAATAGAAATATACAATGCTAAGTCAAATAGTATCAGTGTTTCTAATTTGTTTACAGAACAATTAAGTGGCGAATGCTTAGAACTGCCAAACGCAAATTTTGATCACAACGGTTTAAAAATAGAAATAGATAAAGTATTCAGCGAACCAGCAATTGAGTTAAGATACTTTAGAGAATTTGAGCCTCCTGTACGTGATTGGCTACAAATAGGTATGGAACTTTGCTTGTCGGGTGGTACACAAACAGATCCAGTTCCTGTTAAACCAGGACAAAAATTACCTGGATTGGTTTATAGTGCAATCATTGACACAAATGCTAATCCAAACGACAGCACTGCAATACACATGGGCGGAGATTTGTTTAAAACTAAATCATACGTTGCAGCAATTTATGCAAGAATACCCGAAGATGCAGACGTTAGACCTGACTTGAAAGAAGCAGGGTGCCCTGGAGATTTGTATTTTGTAACAGGTGGCTACGAAGAACAAGCAAACTATATGATTTACGACAATCATGGCAAGTTGCATGTTACATTAGCAGAAATTAATACAGACGGAGAAACAGGCGTAGAACCTTCAAATACAACTGCCCCTGACAGTTGGTTACAAATTACTGTAAACGGTGAACCAAAGTTCTTGCCTTTATATAGTTAATGATTGAATACTATTACAACAATGTACCTGGTGTAGGACTTTGCAGAAACAATCTAGTTTATACAAGTTTTGTTGACAAAACTACCAAATTGTTTACTTGTCATTATACCACTGACCAAAAATATCACAATGGGCAATGTTTACCCGAAGCAAAACTAAAAGAAAAATGGGAAAGAGATTTTAAGTTTAGTTTGTTGTTTTTTGGCAAATACGAAAACTTAATGCCTAAACTAAGACACATTGATGATGTAGAACGCAAACTGGTTTTTGAATACCAAGATGTAGATTTTTGGCAACAAGCAAAATGCAATAAAGAAAATTATGATTCTGTACTTCCTGATTGGCAGGAACAAATGTTAAACATTTTACAAGCATACAGAAACAGTAAAATTTGGAAGTTTAGTTTACATCCTAGCAGTTACTTTATAATAGACGGCACTTTACGCAGTATAAATCATTTCTTTTGTTATAGAGACAATGAACAAGAAATAACTATATCTCAGGTACTGGATCATATTAGCGAAAGCAGACAAGAAAAGTTATTAGCATATTGTAAAGAAAATGATATTAATATAAATGCCACATACCCATTTGAATTTTACGGGCAATTAACTCTTGAAAGTTTTAGAGGAGATTATCCTGACGAATTTATCGATAAGGCTAAACTGATATACACTTAAATTCAGTTGGAACTGATTCTTTTAATTTTTCAAACCAATACTTTGTTGTTTTTAATCGAACGCCAGTTTCTAATACTTGAAAATTGCCAAGTATTCTACGCTTGTTCATATCATTTAACAACGGACTAACATACTTGTCAAATGCAAATCTCGGATTTTCACCTCCGGCATGTATTTCAACTGTGGTGTCTGTCCATGTTACATTTTCTAATAGTTTTCTTATTACCAACTGATATCTAGTGTGTTCTCCAAAGTTTGCTGCACTGTGTGTTGTACCAGCATTCATTACATAAACTTTTTGATCAGGATATAAAAAATAGTTTTTGTTTTTGGTAATGTCAATAAGTGCAGCACAGTCGCCACTTAAATTTAAATGATATCTGTCATCAATGTCACTGTGACTAAAATAACAAGTGCCGCTTTCTTGTCGTATAATACGTGCTTCGCCAATATCAGGTAATTGTGATAAAAACTGTTCAACAGGTGTATCTCGATATTCTGGTAACACTTCCCACGGATCATAAAAGAAATCACCAGTAGGTTTGTTTAACACCATTTTGTTTTCGGTACTGCATATACTTTTTAAGTATTCAAACTGTTCTGTTGTTGCAGTGTATTCAGTTGACGCTATCATGCAGTATTTACTGGATAAGTATTTGCATGATTAGAGGATTTGAGAACAAACCATATATCGACCTTGATCCATTTCTTGATATTGAAGGATTTAAGAGTTTAAATGCAGAGATATGCAAAGGCATGGCACTTGCAAGAGACTATGCAAAAGAAGGCACATGGATGACGCCTGGGTTTGATTTTAAAGACATGAGTTACATTTGTAATTGGAAACCTATATACCGTGCATTTGAAGAATACAAAGCACTTGACGAAAACGATCCAATTAAACTAAACGGTAACACTATTTTTCCAAAAGACTTTACAGATTATAAACAACGCAACTTGTTTGTAAGATATTTAAAAAGTGCTATGGGTGCGCACGATCCTTACATTTATTATGTGCTACAAGAAGAAGGCACTAACATGAAAGATAGAGGTAGTGTTGCAAGACAACCAACTCCAGAAAGTGAATTCTTTCCTGGTGTTATGGCATGGGTAGATGCACTCAAAGAAAAAAACATTGTAGAACACACTGGCAGAGTGATGTTCTTTGTAAGTGAAAGCAGTAGCAAGCCGTTTGAGCATAGAGACTTGGATGCAGATACACACGATTATACCGACCACAACATTGAGTTTATACACATACGTCCAAATACACAAAGAGGTTTTTATATTTGGGATCCAGAATATAAACGCAAACATTATGTAAATTCACATGCCTGCTTTTTTAACGATCAAGACTGGCATGGCGGTGAATACAGTATGCAGCAAGAATATGGATTGCGTATTGACTGTAAGTTTACACAAGAATTTAAAGAACGCATAGGAATAGGACACTTGACACATTACTGATGTGTGTTATAATAGAGTATGAAAGTCGACGGAATTTACATCCCAATAAAAAAAGAATGGAAACGCATAGGCATCAGTTTAAGTGGTGGCGCAGATAGTGCGTTACTAGCATATCTTATATTAAGTAACACTACTGCCGATATTTACTTTACTACACAGGTGCGTATGTGGAAAACACGCCCGTGGCAACGTTGGATTGCCAAAGACGTTGTTAGTTGGTTTCGAGAAAAGTTTAGTAATCGTATTGAACATATCGAAGGGTTTATACCTCCTGAAATGGAAGAGCCCAATACAACATACATCACTGACGAGTATGGTGAAAACAAGTCAGGCAATAGAATTATACTACGAGCGCACAACGAATATGTTGCACACTTGCACAATTTAGATGCATGGTATGCAGGTGTAACACTAAATCCAACTGAAAAATTTGAAGGCAGTTTAGATGATAGAGATTATGCTAGATTGCCAGTTGAAACAGAACACATGGGTGTAACAGTTTGTCATCCGTTTACCAATGTACGTAAAGACTGGATTATCAAACAATATATGGATAACCATATAGGAGAACTGCTCGAAATTACTCGCAGTTGTGAAGGCGAATTTGCAGACTTAGATTATACAAATTATAAACCTTATCAACGTGTGCCGTTGTGCGGTGAATGTTTTTGGTGCAAGGAAAGAGAATGGGGTATACAACATGCGTATTCTTAGCGTAGGCGATAGTTGGGCGGCTGGTATTTGGGATATTCGCGGTGGTAAACACGTAAATACTGGACCAGGTTATGTAAAACAATTAAACAAAATTGCTGAAGTAGATGTTATGTGGGGATGGAACAATCAAGAAGCCCTGTTTAATATTGCAAAGCATCATCATGATTACGATGTAGTGTTATTCTTTGTAACAGATCCTTTTAGAGATATAACGAATCCCAAGAAACATTATAGTTTTTATGTAAACGACTTTTTAACTGCCGACGAACTAATAAAAGCAAACGAAACATTATTAGAATCAACAATACAATCAGCAAATTCTTTCGAAGCAAACATAAAACTTATAGGCGGATGTCATAGTTTAAAACACAGAAACGATAGTAACATAATTATTCACAGTGTTAGTGAATTAGTAAGTGATGGAAAATACAATCATCCTAGATTGTGGGATAGTGGATGGGGTGGTATGCTTAACTTTGATAATTGTAGTAAAGACATGTCACGTGTTTGGCTAGAAAACAGAGAACAACAATTAAAAATGGAATCAGAACCATTTCAGGAGTACTTTTGGCCTGACGGATATCATCCAAATGCATACAGTAATAAAATTTTAGGTAAAGAACTTGTCAAAATCCTTACATCCAAGTAAAACATTTTGTTTACATCCGTTTACAGGACTTGCTACACGAGAAGATGGCGCAGTAAAAGCCTGTTGTCGTAGTTTGCCTGTTGGCTGGATACAAAATAACAGTTTAGAGGAAATTTGGAACAACGGTACAATGCGTGAAATACGCAGACAAGTGTTGTGTGGTGAACGTCCGGCTGCATGTGAACCGTGTTTTAACTTGGAAGACCAAGGTGTTGAAAGTTTAAGACAACGTCACATACGAGATAGTTTTCCAGATGCACGTTGCAACCTGTATCCTAACGCATTAGACAGTTTGCGTGATGATTACAGTATGCCATTTGAATTTCCTACAATAGAAATCAAAATAAACAACTTGTGTAACCTCAAATGTCGTATGTGTAACCCACTAGATAGTACACAATGGAAAGACTGGCAAGAAGTTGAACAGTTTTACAAAGACGAAGGAAACTATCTAGTAGATGCTGTAAAAAAACTCAACCTAATGCAGCACCCATATGTAGGCTTGTTTGAAGAACGTGATGACTTTTGGGATAATTTAGAAAAACTTATTCCATATTTTAGACGTATTGAATTTGCTGGTGGCGAACCATTAATGGATCCAATGCATTATAAAATTTTAGATATGATGGCACCTTACGGCAAAAACATAGAACTAAAATATGCAACCAACGGAACTACACTGGGCATTAAAGGACGTAGTATACACGATTACTGGCCTAAGTTCAAACGTGTAGTTGTAAATGTTAGCATTGACGGTATTGGTGATGTATATGAATACATAAGAGGCAATGGATCTTTTGAAGAAGTCGAAGAAAATATAAAAGTATTCAAAAGTTTTAGTAACGTAGACTACATTGTTGGAGCATTTACTGTACAAGCAAACAATATTTTACAACTACCTAGATGTATTGATTATTTCTTAAATAACATGGGTATTGTGTTTTACTCACACAGAGTAACATATCCAAGAGCACTCAGTGCTCAAGTAATACCTCAACCGTTAAAGGAGAAAGTTATTGGAGAACTACAAACCATACAAAAAACCTTCCGTGATTATCCAATTGTACGAAGTAATCCTGCTCTTATATCTGTTACTGAGAGGCAAATATCCGACAACATTAACTTTTTAGAAGCAAAAGATTTGAGTCAGTATTGGAATGATTGTGTAAATTTTAACCGTGCATTAGATAAGACACGCAATCAAAACTTTTTAAATGTAAATCCGGAGTTTGTTCAATATGTATAGAGTTGAAAATCGCTGGAACCATTACGCAGATAGTGTAAAAATTGAATGGAATTTGGGTAAACGCTGTAACTTAGATTGCACATATTGTCCTGCAGAAATACATGATAATTTTTCACCGCATACAAGACTAGACAAATTAATGCACACAGTTGATAAACTTGCAAATCTTAAAAATGCAAGAATTAGTTTCACAGGAGGAGAACCATGTGTTCATCCTGCAATAGAAGATTTGCTAGAATATGCAAGACCCAAAATTAAATGGCTAAGTGTTACAACTAATGCAACACGAACATCAGATTTTTATGAAAGAATACCTGTAAATTATATTGTTTTTAGTTTACACTTGGAAGATGAAAACTGGAAACGTAGTTTAACTAATATTATTGGGTTTGCTTCAGGCGAAGAAAGTATTAAATTTCCTAAAGACTACCATGTTGCTATAATGGCGCACCACGATCACATGGATAAAGTAAAATATGCAGCAAGTTTTTTAACAGGACATAATATATCTTATACAATAAGACGTATACGTTGGACAGAAAAACATGATTGGTTTGATGATTTACGTTATAACGGACAAGATTTAGAATGGATATTAAATAACACTGCAACTGCACAGCCTAATACACTAGTTGACGACTTTGAATTAGTACATGCTAACGATTTAATAAAAGAACATAGAAATCAATTCAAAGGCTGGAATTGTAATGCAGGATTAGAAAGTTTAATGATTAACTGGAACGGCGATGTACACAGAGCCACTTGTAGAGTAGGTGGCAGTTTAGGAAATATATACGACGATACATTTGAACTACCTGAAGAGCCAATTACATGCACCCGAGAATGGTGTACTTGTGCAGCAGATGTGAATATTACAAAATGGAAGTAGATGCAATTAAATTAACCAAACCAGAACCTATGATGGTAACTTGGGATATTGGACGTAGGTGTAACTTTGATTGCACTTATTGCGAAAGTACTCGACACAATACATATAGTCCACCTACAAGTTGGAATGAATTGTGTGACACTCTTGATTTTATTAAACAATACACTCAATTATACAATCAACCCAATGCTAACATAGGATTTACAGGAGGCGAACCTACGGTAAATCCAGACTTTTGGCGTTTTGTGGAAAAAATACGTAACGAAACTGATTTCCAAATTGGAATGACCAGCAACGGAACATGGCCAGAAAAACATATTGACTTTATTAAAGACAACTTTGTAGGTATTACTTTAAGTTATCATGCTGAAGCAAACTTGTTTAGTAAAGAAAGAACAATACGCAATGCAGAATTAGTACACAATGCAGGAATTTGGTTAACAGTTAATGTAATGATGCACACAGACCATTGGGCAGAATGTGTTGAAGTGCATGAAAAATTAAAAGCATTGGGCATTGACAGCAAACCTACAATGATAGGCGACGGTAATTTTGGTTTTACAGAATGGTTTGACGACAGCGAAGGTGTAAAACGTAGAACAAGTCATCCATATACAGTAGAACAGCAACAATGGTATCTTACTGAAAAAGGATTACCTACAGACATTGTAGATAAAATAGCAAATGGCACTGAATTACCACGGGGTTGTTGTGGTGCTAGAAGTATAGAAGGCAGTTGCAACGGCTGTTGGCAAAAAATAGAAGCAGTAAATACCAACTTTAAAGGATGGTATTGTGCTGTTAACAAGTATTTCTTACACATTGATCAACACACTGGAAAAGTATATCATCATCAAACTTGTCAAACTAGTTTTAGTGGAAGAGTAGGACCAATTGGTAGACTATCAAATACAGAAGGTATATTAAATTATGCATTTGAAAATAGAAATAGAATAATCAAATGTCCAAAACAGCGTTGTGGATGTGGAATGTGTGTTCCAAAAGCAAAAAGTTTGTCCGTGTTTAAGACATTATAAACTGCGCACTTAATAAATACAGCATGAACGCTCATAATTTTTATTTAGATCACAAAGATCATCCTGTAACACCTAAGCCATTGCCTGACTACGATGTTATCGATCAAGCAAAATGGATATTATGTGGCAACGGATATCAGTGGGTCGAACTAGATACTATTTTTAATGTTCATGCATGGCAAGAAGATTCTAAGTTTGCCGAATACCAATATGTTTCACATAGAGATATTCATATAGGTGAAGGAACACATGTTGGTTGGGAAAGTTGCACACTTCACGGTATTGATGTTGACAAAACAAATGTATGGCAAACCTATGGTTATGAAAAAGAACCAGAGTATATTTGGACTTCACTAGGCAAAAAATGTAAAAATATAAAGAATTTTTTTAAAAATGTTTTTCCAAGTGAAAGTTATGCACGTATTAGATTTATGCGATTAGCACAACTCGGAAGTGTTAGTCCTCACAATGATTTTAGTCCAGTAATCGATATGGAAAATATATTAGATGCTCCGTTGCCAATAAACGTAGCAATTGATCATCCAAAAGATTGTTATATGACACTAAAAGATTCAGGTTGTGTGCCTTTTGCTACTGGAAAAATGTTTATGGTTAACATTTTTAAAGATCATAGTGTAGTTAACTTGAGTAGACAAAGTCGCACACACTTGATTGCACATTGTCATTTAGGTAACAGGAAACAAGACTTCTGTGAAATGCTAGTTAGAAGTTACGAAAAACAACATGAACGTATATCAAGCCAAATTTAAAAGTAAAAAATGGTGTGTCTGTATTGTAGATGACACAGACAAGTATAAAGGCATGGCAAAAGAAATTGTCAAAAATCGTGCTGACTACACTATTACCAATCTAACCGGCATGGGTTATGATGTTTATGTTGATAAAAATGAAGACAAAATGCTTCGGTTAGTAGCAGACAAGTATACATATGCAGTAGTATCAAGTGCTGCTAATGAATTTACCAACGGTGACAGTTTTTTTGCAAACCATCCTACGTTTGATGGTATAATAGGTCATATTTTAGATGGCGGTGATGCATACTTTGGTTTACACTATCAATGTTACAGTATAAACTTAGAGAACTATAAAAAAATAGGATGTCCTAAAGTTGGTGAAGATCAACCATTATCACCGCACAGTCAGATTGCTCCTTTTAGAAGTCACACAAATGTACACGATGATTATTTGCCTACATGGTTAAACATGGGCACAAAACAATTATTGTATAAACATAAAATTCACGGTTGGAATTTAATTAGTGCATTCTTATCTATTGATTTGCCAATTGAAGCATATGATACAATTTGTAGATCTAACAAACACTACATTTACAGAGAAGAAATCGATCCTTACGTATTTCAAAAATACAATTACTGCTTAACCCAACATGTTCATACGCAAGCAACTGGCGAAGCAGAGAAGTATCCAAGAAAATACAACACTCCGATTAGACATTTAGTTACTATTGCTAATGCCGATGCAGCAAAAAAACGTTTACACGGACACGAAGCAGAAATTATTTACTATGATTATAATCAACGTGCATTAGATAATGTAGGCGGTGGATATTTATTAGATCCTTTGCACGAACCTGAAAAGTTTATTCAAATTATTCCTACTGAAGATCAACATGCAACCGTAATCGATATGAGTAATATATTTGCATACGAAGGTACTGTTGCTTTTTTACCTTTAGAATATAGATTAAAACAAGAAAATAAATTAATTAAACTTTTAAAAGACAACTTGCCTCATGCTACTGTTATTTTTGATAAACGTGCAGCAGAAGGTATAGAAAAATGGAAACCCGAAACAGGATGTGTTAAAGATTTAACTTATACTAACTGGGAAGATCTTGACTTGCCTTCATGGCATCAATAAACAATTCTTTATTACGTGCCTTTGGCGCACATAATCCGCACCAACAACTAGATTTTTTACAAACTACACCGTTGTTATGCATATTTTCTAAAATACTATTAGTATCATACAAATAACCAATTGGTCCAACATTGCCATTGTAATTCATTTTACAATCTTTGTTAGTGAATACTTCTCCAGTTACTTGTCTAATATACAAAAAGTAATCTGCTACACTGCAATGCCAGTTTTTAAAATTGTTGCCTTCTACATAGTTTGTCTCACATCCACCAGCACACAACGTATTACCGCCGCAACATGCTCTACCTGTTTTACTTAGATTAAGTCCTTTTGCTAAACCATATAAAATTTTATCTTTTGTTGTAACTTTACGTCCAATTAGGTATTCACTTTGTTCAGCGTTGTAATTAAAACGCATGTCTAACCAATGATGATCAATCTGTCTAGCATTGTATTTTATATCATGCTGTTTGCACCATTCAATAAATTCAATACAATCATCCCAATGTTTAGGGTGCATCATTACACTAACATGAAATGTTTTTTGTTTGTCTATAAGATATAAAATATTGTTTTTTACAAGTTCTTTGCTTTTAGCAGGTGCCTCTGGATGATAACTTATTGTAAAATAATCTATATATTCAACTACCCTATTCCATAAGTTAGGACCAATAACAGCGTTTGTAATAGTTGCTACACCCATATACCAATTGTAGTTTTTACGCTTTTCGTTTACATACTTTAGTATATCTAAAATTCTTGGATGAAAAATACTTTCTCCGCCTTGTATATTTAAATTTGCAAAACGCTGTGATTCTGGACGCTGCTGCATTTTTACATCAACATACTTGTAAATAAAATCTACAGTATCTAAACATTCTGCAAATGCAGGATGCTCTGTTTTATTGTCATGACCGTCGCCGCAATAACTGCAATCTAAATTACACTTGAGTGTACTTTCCCAAGCAATTTGAAAACTTATTCTTTTTGCCGGTATTAATGTATCAAAAGTAGTCATTGCATTTCCATTTGGTTACAATAGTTTCGCCGGCACACGGACACGTTTCTTGTTCACATATAACTGGGTTAATTTCAAAACCTTTTAGATTGTATATATTTAAATTTAAATCTTGTCCACAGTTACCTTTTACATTACCATAAGAATCAATTTTTACAAGGTCAACACCCAAATTACATTTCCATCCTTTAAAATGATTTAAATTGTTATTAATTAAATAACTGTTGTTGGTTTCAAGATTGCCATCTATCATATATTGTGTGTGCGGACGTCTTAATACTTTATTATACCAAACTAAATCAGGATAACGTTTTATAAAAGTTTCCATGTATTCCAATTGTTCACTGTTATACATATGATTGCCATTATATACTACTGTCTTTGCAATAATAGGAAACAAATTGTTACTTGTTTTACATTGTTCAACAATGTCTTTACACTTTTCAAAGTGTGCCGGATCCATTAATACATCAATGTTAACTTCAACACCGTTTTCATACAACATGTCGGCAACGTCAATACAATGCTGTATATTGCTAAATTCGTGATGCACACTGATGTTAACTACATCAAAACTGCTCCAATATTTTTTCCACCAATTCATTTTTTTACTTGCATTTGTACTGATGTTGATTGTTACATCATGTGCCATTTTAATGTTGGTGCAAAATCTTGGCAGGTGTTTCCACAGTGTCGGCTCACCGCCAATTAAATAAAGTCTTGTTTTTCTGCCATGACGTTTTATATATGTTAACAATGCTTTGTCAACTGTTTCAATGTCTGGCCATAAACGATTGCCTTCGTTACTACCAGGAAAGCAATAGTTACATTTGAAATTACAAACGTTGCCCAATTCAAATTCAATTGTAAAATCTGTATCTAAATTTTGTATACTGTGTATCATAATAAATGTGCAAGTTCAGGAAACACTGTTTTAGCACTCACACCCCTAATTGCGTCTAACTTGTTTACATATTCTTTAAAGCCTGGTAACAAATGACTGTTATCAGCACTGTCCATATGATTTAATATTGCTTCCCAACGTTTCCATCCGTAAGGATTAGTAGTAAAGAAACTGTTGTCATTTAAATGTACTTGTTCAAGCCAACCTTTAAAACTGTAAAACAATTCACGTATTTCTTTTTTATCTTCTTCTGGTAAAATTTGTATACTTAGAAATGTTGGAATATAAAGCAGATGCATATTCATTAAACCGCCGCCTGCCATAATACCACGTACTTCTTCGGTGTTAACTTTTCTAAATTCACTGCTTATTTTCCAGTGTACAAAATCTGGCAAATGTTTTATATTAAAAATTTGTAATGCAGTTGCAATACTAGGACGAATATTATCCGGTGTATTGTCTAGCATGTGCAAGTTGCTTTCTACAGTTTCCCAATTGGTAGGATAACGAATATAATTGTTTCTCGGACCAGCAGCATCCATACTGATTCCAACTTTAACTAATTCAAAATTTTTCCACAAATCAATAAGTTCTTCATCTACAAGTATACCATTTGTGTTATATCGTAATCTAATATGTTTGTTATGTCCACTGCGAACAATTTCTTCAATAAACTTCTTATGTTCAGCAATCATAAGAGGTTCGCCGCCAGCAAAGTAAACTTCTTCTAAATAAGGTATTTGTTTATACAGTTGATCCCAAAAGATTTCATTTTCATGCCACTTGTTGTCAAATGCATTTTTATCCCATTGCATTTGTCGTTTTACTTCAGGATCTTCTAACTGTGGTTCAAGTACTTTCCAATCTTTGACCCACTTACTACTATCATGCGGTGAACACATCACACATTTAATATTACAAGTATGCCCTAAACGTAAATCTAAATATTTAATTTGCTCTCGCACTTTACCATCTTCGGTAGTATTGTTGAGCAAGTCTTCGACTTTTACACCACGCTCAATCCATGTGCTGGTTTCCCACAAGCGTTTACTAACTACACCTTTGCTTTCTTCTGCAAAACATTTTGTACAACTTGCAGGAACTTCTCCTGCCATCATAGTGCGTCTTGTTTCGCACATATAATCACTGTTCCATGCATCCATAGGTGTTGTAGATGCAAAATTTACAACTTGTCCTTGATTTTTTACAAGTCCTACTGTGTGATCTGTACCAGCGCCGCTTGCGTTAGCACTGCAACACAACCGCATATCTCCGTTAGGTCGTGTTGCCATATGAATCCACGGTAAGACACAAAAACTTTTTGTTGTACGGTCTTCTAAACCAGTTTTAAATAATTCAATAAAATTTTGTGTGCTCATTTGCGTCCTATTAGCAAGAATCTATTGTACAGCGGCAGTTCTAATGTTTCTTGCTTAATTATATATGACAATCCACTGTGGGCAGCAAAATCTTCAACTGTGTCAAAACAGCGTATGTGCTCAGGCAAATCATAATAATTGTTGCTTTGCAATACTACAAGACTGTTGTCAGGAACACGCTCGAGCCAAATATCATATTGTTCTTGCGAGATATGTTCTGTACTGGTATTGATTACAATTTCGGGATCAAACTCGTATTCGTAAGTACACATATCAGCAGTAACAGCACGAAAGTTGCCAATCATTTCTTGACGTTTGCAAATCATGTTTGCTATTTCTTCGCAACTTTCGTCAATATCAATACTGCGAACAAATCCAGTGTTAATACTGCTGTTAAAAAACATACATGCTAATACACCATTCCAACCGCCGTGAATAACAATGTTCTGTGGTACGCTTTCGTCTACGCAAGAAAACAAACTGTTTATAAGCCACTCTTTGCTTTTAAGTTGTCCTTTCCAGAAACTTTCTAGTACACTATAAGGATTTTCACTGTTGCGTACAGCATCCATCCAAAATGCCACATCATCTAGTTCTACAAGCATGTTGTTACTTTCTCGTCTATGTTTACACCTGCTAGGTAAAGTTCTTTATTCTTAATTCTACGTTGTTTGGTTTTATCACTAAACCATTTTATATCTCTTTTTTGTAATGTTTTTAAATTATCAATTGCTGCAAAAAGCCTATCGCTGTCTTCCATATTATCATAACTGTGATCAATAATATCGTCAAACATATCAAAACCGTAACTGCGTAATTTTTCAACAATACCCTTTGGTCCTATTATAACAGGAATTTGATATGCTGTAAAGGCTTTATATGTTTTTTCAGTAATAAACATTTCGCTTACATGGTTATTTGTTTTTTCATGATAAAATGTTTCGCTAACCAAATTAATTAAAGTATCATTGTATATTTTTGGATTTAAATCGTTAGGATAACACTTGTCACCTGTGCCACCTATATCAACAACCAAAGGTAAAATTTTATCAGTAAAATCTTTTTGTGTTGTTAAATCAGCATTGTATAAATTACAGTCTAAATTGAGATTAAAATTTGCACTAACAATACCATCATTGAGTAAATTTTGTTGATGTAAATATATTGTAGTGGCTTGCCTGTGTTCACGTCCTCTATTTTGCATACAACAATACAGTTTTGTTTTGTCAACTGACACTTCGTTGCCGCAATCTATTGTCCAATCTCTATGACGCCAATACCAATTGTTCATTACATAAACATTGTAAATTTTGTCATTGTAAGCAAGCCAATTTTCGTATTCGCGATTACCATCGAGATGTCCAGTTGCATATATTACACGATTTTCTAACTTGTATTGCCTAACTAAATTGTATACTTTTTTAAAACTTCTATAACTATATGCTTCAAGTGTATCATCTAGCAAAATGTAAACATTATCATAATTTGCAAACTTTAATTCTTTTGAATTAAAATTATATCTATAATCTATTGCATACAGGTAAATGCCGCTCTTGTTGGACACCCATTCCTTGAACGGCATTCGTTGTAACCCAAGCATTTCTACATCATTGCAAGGATCCCAATTTGTGTATACTATTTGAGTTTTTGCTTCCAATGTGCAATAGTCCTTGCTATGCCTTCTTCATAAGACACTTTAGGCTTCCAACCTGTTTTTTCAGTAAGCAAGTTGTGGTTGCTGTTTAACCAAAAGATTTCACCAAATCTTGGTGCTTTTGTGTCCCAATTGATTGTTCCATGCCAATCCAATTGTTCAGCAATATAGTTTGCACAGTCACGAATTTTACGTGGTTCGTCTGGACCAATTGTAAAAATATGTCCTTTACAACTTTCTCTATTTTCAATAACAGCCATCCATGCATCTAACAAATCGTCAATGTAAATAAAATTACGATAAGGTTCTGCATAACCTAAATTACATTCGTCACTTTTGAGCATTTGACTAATAATCTGTTCTGTTACGAAGTAATCGTTATCTTTGCGTCCATAACTGTTTGTCTGACGGAAACTTGCCCACTCTAATCCATATGCACGTTCTGCATACTCAAGGTATTTTTCACAACCATATTTTGCAACTGCATAAGGTGCGTTTGGATGCGGCTCTGTGTGTTCATCAAATGCAACACTGTTAACATATGTTCCAGTCTCTTCAACTTCGTCACTGATTGGTTGCCATCCATAAACTTCCATTGTACTAGCAAACACAAAGTAAGGCATAGGGTCAAGTTGTCTACACGCTTCAATTAGGTTTACTGTGCCAACATAGTTTACTTCGCTAAATTCAATTTGTTCGTAAAAACTTTCTTGAACTTCTGTACGTGCAGCAAGGTGTACAATAATGTCGGGCTCTACAAATGCAATTTCTTCTTTTACTGCATAATGCTGTTTTAAGTCGCTTTGAAGTTCATGTACTTCGCCGATTGCTTGTAGTCTAGGCATTAGGTGTTGACCTATAAATCCACTACTACCTGTTATTAGAATTTTCATATTTTTGTTTCCATTCAATATACTGTTCGTCTTTGCCAATATTAAGTATGTTATAGTAATTAGACAAGTACTGATGTTCTTTACAGTTGGTTGTTATCTGATTCCATGTATCGCTTACATACTCTTTGTTTTCAACTATTTCAATCATACGATTATAATTGTGCTGCACTCTTGCATGGGTAGACTCTACAATTTCATTATACTGCATATCTTTGAGTTTTGCAACCTCTTTAAAATATGCTTGACATCTTTCAGTATCATCAAGTATGCTGTCAAAACTGTAATCAATTATATTTTCAAATATTTCAAAACCCATGTTTTTTAAATATGTATTTGCGTATGGAGCACCATAAATTACAAAAGGCCTTTGATGAAAAATAGGCACAAAAGTTTTTTCGGTATAGAACAAACATTTTGTATTGCTTTCACTGATTAAACTAATTGCACTGGTTTTAAATTCGTTTGGCGGCAAAAACAAATCTTTCATTCCATCAGATCTATTCCAGTTGATATCAAAGTTAATTATACGTGGCGTCCAATGTTTCCATTCATAAGCATAGTCTGGAAAGTGTTCGTCCTTGTCTAACTCATGCCAACTTACATATCCTTCATCAAACATACCATGTTCATACATTGTATCAACAAATTCACACCGCCAACGATGAGGACGTCCGTTTAAACTAGTAAACAACTTTTGTATTTTTTTAGTTTTTATACCATATGGTTGTACACCATTTGTTACTGCATGATATATTATTGCATGTGCAAAATACGTAGGATGATTTTCAAAAGGTTTTTCACCTGCATATGCATAATTAGGGTTAAATTTTTTGTCGTTTACAGCGCCAGCAATAATTTTAAAATCAATGTTGTGTTCTTTAACATAACTTTTAAATGATTCGTAATGCATCGGATCACTGAACAACATAACAGGTTCCCATTCTTCAGGTCCTACAACATAAAATCCTTTTGGCTTTTTTTGATTTTTCATCATGTCATAAACATGTTCAGGAAAACTTGTACCCCACAAAAAGTAATAAAAATTTCCATCTTTGTAAATCTTCGAAATATCTGTCTCGGCTTCAAATAACAACATAAGTATACTTATGTTCCACATAGTAGATGAATTTGAAAAAGCGATTGCTGAATTTTTTGGTGCACCTTATGCAGTGAGCACAGATTGCTGTACACATGCAATAGAACTGTGTTTAAGACACACACAAAGTAAAACAGCAAAAAGTCCTCAACACACATATTTAAGTGTGCCTATGACTTTTGAAAAACTAGGCATTGATTGGCAGTTTGTTGACGATAAATGGACCGAGTATTATTACATTACAGACAACATTATTGATGCTGCAACCATGTGGAGACAAAATAGTTATATACCGGGTACATATACTTGTTTAAGTTTTCAATTTCGCAAACATTTAAAACTAGGCAGAGGCGGCATAATACTTTGTGACAACAAACAAGATAGAGATGCACTTATCAAACTAGGTTATGACGGGCGTCATAGAAATGCACCGTGGGCAGATCAAGATATTTCTTCAATAGGGTATCATTATTACATGACACCAGAAACTGCACAAGTAGGATTGGATAAATTGCCTGATGCTATTGCTACACAACCTGAAATTTGGAGTTGGCAAAACTACCCTGACGTTTCTTCAATGTTATCTAACAAACTTTGAATATCTTGATATTCCATTAATTGAGGAAATTGTTTGATTAAAATTCCGTTTACAATTGGTATTGCATCTTCAAACTTTGTAATTTGTTTTTTAGTAAAAATGTTGTAGATGTATTGTTGTAAACTTTCATATTCGCGATGTGTTTCTTCTCGTAATTCTAATCCAAGTGCAGGATATATCCAAGTTTTAACAATTTCCATGTGTTCAACTACATCAGGATGACTGTCGCCAAAACAATCAAAAGCAAGTTTGTCTTGTTCTAAAATTCTATATTCAATATCGGGCAATGCTTGTCTATACAGTTTAGTAATTAATTTAATTGCGTATTCTTCAGTTAACGACTTTGTATATTCTGCTCGATGACTATCAATTTCACTGGTATAAGGTTTACTACTGTGTCCTTGCCATTGAATATAGTTGCCGTACATGTTGTTTACAATATGAATTGCAGAAATATTTTTTACAATATCGTTTTCCATACTCCAATTTTCTTTTAGCCATCGAAACGAATGTTCGTGATTAAAAATACTACCTTTACCCTGATAATGATTATCAATAATTTTGTCTTCTCTGCTCCAACTGGTCCACATAATCATTATCTTGTCTTCAGACGTAAATTTATATTTTAAATCTGCTTCTAATACTCGTTGCATAATACCAACATTACCCATTCCTGCAACAGCAAAGTTTTTTAATTCTAATTGTTGATCAAATGCAATAATGTTTGCCCAAGTAGGCCACATGTAATTTGTAAAACTACAACCAAATGTAAATAATCTTGCCATTTTAATGTCCTATTACACTAGTACCATCTGCTAAATCCCAATCACTTCGATCTAACATTTTTCTAACTTCAGGCCAATACTTGTCTAAAAACTCTAAACTTCTTTGAGGCTCTGATTCAGGATCATTAAAAAACGTTTTTGCATCTTCATAACTTTTTTGTACTTGCATGAATAAATCTAATGTTTCTTGACGCAACGTCTTACCAAGTGCAGGATAAATTACATCATGTACAAGTTGTAAATGTTTTTTAATATCAGGATGTGCATCTGCTAGGTGATGAAAACTGTGCCTATCTTCTGCATTTAACCAGTGATAAACTTCTGGCATTAAATGTCCATATGTTTTGATCATTGCTTGTGCATGTTCATCTAATCCTGCTGGTGTTTCATCAAAAAATGTGTCGTTACGATAATAATCAAAACCCGAACCTTGCCATGTTAAACGTTTACCGTATAATCTGTTAACACTGTGAATCCAAAACACATTTTTCATTATTTTATCACTGTCGTCGTAGTATTTTTTTAACCACTTTATACCGTATGTTTCGTCGTTTGAAAAAACGCTGCCTTCACCACGCCATTGTTTTTCTTTTAATCGATCTTCTCTATCCCAACTGCTCCACAGCACCATTAGCATGTCGTCTTTGTCAACACCGATACGTTCATTTACTTCTAGTATTCTATTAGCGATACCAAAGTTACCCATTCCAACTTGTCCATAGTTTTTAAGAGTCATATTTAAATCATATGCAATAATGTTTGCCCATGTAGGCCAATGATATTGCGTAAAACTACAACCAAATGTATATAAAGTGTTCATACTATTCCCCTTGTGAGTGTATTATGTCTGATTTTATGAAATTCTAGATACTGACTCTTGATAATTTTATCAATTATAGGCATAGCATCATCGATGTTTTTACAGTTTTGCCGTCCTAACATGTGTTTTACATTGTTATGAAGTTCTGTAGTTATATCAATTGTAGATTGCTTTAATGTACAAATATCTTGCTGTACAATATTTAAATGATCAAGAATATCAGGGTGACCGTCATGCAATATATCAAAACTTTTTTTAGCGCCACTTTCTTTAAAACCAATTCGATTGATGTTTGGCATTTTTTTTGAATACATTTGTTTTAATCTTTCAAAAAATATAGGTTCTTTGTCTAATAAAAAATCTCCAGACTTTGATCCACTTTCAAGCCATTCTTGGTCAAACGCTGTGCCTTGCCAGTTTATATTGTAAACACTATTTGTGTAAATTATTGCATTATGATTTTTTACAAGTGTGTCTCCGTAATCATAATGTTTTTGCAAATGCTTGATCGAATATTTAGAAAAAACACTTCCTGCTGCTTCATAACCGAGTCCTTTTATTAAATCTTCTCGGCACCAACTGGTCCACATAATCATTATTTGATCTTCTGGTGTAAAGTTATATTTGCAATCTGCTTCAAGAACACGTTGATTAATTCCAACATTTCCTAAACCTGCAATACCAAAGTTATATAAATCAAGGTTTCTATCTACTGCTATAATGTCTGCCCAAGTAGGCCATGCATAGTAAGTATAACTGCAACCAAAAGTGAATAATCTACCCATATAATTCCTTAAATATAGTATGAATATTTATAGCACAAACGAGTGGGATCCACTAAAAAAGGTTGTAGTCGGAGTTGCTGATTATTGCCGTATTCCAGAAATGGATAAAAGTTTAAGATGTATTAATTATGCAGACAAAAAAGACGTTAGCGATGTTGTCTCAGGATTATACCCAGATCAAGTTGTTGAAGAAAGCAACGAAGATCTTGAAACTTTTGTTAAATTTTTAGAAGGAGAGGGTGTAGAGGTTGTAAGACCTAAACGCACTCCGGAAGTTGAATATTACAACTACTGTCCACGTGATACTGTGTTTGTTCATGGAAAAAAACTCCTTGCGGCTCCAATGAGTCTTACTGCAAGAGACAAAGAGTTTCATCATATGCTACCGCATATAGCAGGTGTTAATGCGCCCCCACGTATTGATCGCACCGACCTATACGATGAAACATGTGTAGGCGACCCAGACCGTCTTGCACTAACTGAAGTAGCACCATGCTTTGACGCTGCTAATGCTATCCGGGCTAACGATGACATATTATATTTGGTTAGTAATAGTGGAAACAAAGCAGGTGCTGCTTATTTACAAGAATGGGTAAATGCACCAGACCGTAGTTATCAAGAATCAACCACTGATTACCGAGTACACACATTAGAAAATGTATATAGTTACATGCATATTGACAGCACTATTGCATTTTTAAGAGAAGGACTACTTCTTGCTAATCCAAGTAGAATTAAAAGCAAAGATGTACTACCAGGTCCTTTTAAAGATTGGGATGTTATTTGGGCACCTGATCCTGTAGATGCTGGACATTATCCAGGATTATGTAACAGCAGTATTTGGACTTGGAATGTTAACTTGTTTAGTGTTAATCCTAATCTAGTTGTATTAGAAGAACATCAAGAACCGACTCGTAAAGCACTAGAAGCACACGGTATTGAATGTGCTATGTTGCCATTGCGTCACGCACGTACATTAGGTGGGTGCTTCCATTGCTGTACACTAGACTTGGTTAGAACACCTTAAGATCAAATAATTTTTCTACTGTTAGATCATGAAATTCTGGTGCATCGTGACAACAATCTCTTGCTTGTGTGCTACCTACTCCTTCAGGATCAATAAAATGACACGGAGTTTTACTATACTGTAATTCTTCTACTAAGTCTAATTCCCAACTAAAGTTTACCACAGGAACGCCCAAACTTTCCCAAGTGTTATTAAATGAATGGTACCATGTTAACACATTTATCATCATACAGCCAGGATCTTGAATGTAACGTTTAGTCCACCATTTACCATCTACACTGTTTTCATAACTTCTATCCCAAAGTTCAACACTGTTCATTTTTCTATTTAGATAACCAAAACTATATCTAAACATTTGCGGCCATTGCACTACAACCAATTTAGGCAATTTTAATCCACTGTTTTTGTACAATATTGCATTATAGGCTTGTATATCCATGCCGCTTGATTGTTTTGCTAGATTAACATAATCCATTCCTAATCTACGTGCAACTTTAGGTAACCAAACGTCTTGTTCATGAATGCCTACACCTTCAGTATAACTACAACCAAACCCTATCATAAAGTTATCGTCAACATCATCTATTTCTTTTGATCTATAACCCATGCTGTTGAATTTGTATTCAATGTCGACATTTTCCCAACGCCAGTTAGGACCATTTTCTTTTATATGTCTTGGATATATGTCTTCTGTATCTGTACTATACCATTTTAGTGTTGCATTTCTATACTCTAAATCAACCATCAACGGATATTTCTTATTAAAAACAAAAGCCAAAATTCTATACTCCAATAAATATATGGGTATTTAATGAACTTAGGAGAACACTTTTGCAAGACTGGTTTAGCGGGCTATACTTTTTACCTAGAAATAAATTGTTACCGGAATTAATAAAACATGACGGAAGCAGAACACCGTTAAATCATATGAACAAAATTGAAAGCCTAATGGATCTTGTAAAAGAAAGTTTTATTTACGATAATCCAAATCCTACAATCATTTACAACGGCACACATTATATTCCTAATTTAGAAAAACTGTTTATTACTCCTGCACATAAAAAAGTATTACAAGAAAACACAGTTGACTTTTTGTTTGTTGAAGTACTAACACACTACATTCCAAATGATAGAGGAGTGTTAGAACCGCATATTTTAAAAATAGACAACGACGATGATGATATGGAAAAAATTCGTTGTTACGAATTAGACAGTCTTGATGCTTGGGCAGCAGAACATGGATTAAACATTCATGTACATTGTACAGATTTTATGTGTACCGAACATTATAAAAAAATATACAAAAACGTAACACTTAAAAATACAGATTTGTTTATTGCATGGTGCAGTGATAGATTTAAAATACAAGAAGATTTTAATGAACGAGGTTGCGGACCAAATGACGAATATCCGCCAATAAGTCATTTAGCAGAAAAGATTGAATACAAATTTTTTAGTGCAGCATGGAGATATGATCCAAGTCGTCATTTTATTACCAGTCATTTAGCAGCAAAAAATTTGTTAAAAGAAAGCAAAGCAAGTTTTTACTTTGATGTACAACGTGAAGATATGAAACAACGTATGTGGTTTGATTGGAATAAATTTGAACAAAAATATCCTCAAGTTGCAAATTCATTATTAGAAGGCAATGAAAAACTTAGACAAGTAGTACCTTTGAGTTTTGAAGTTAAAAATCCACAAGCATGTAGGGCAAGAGAATCAGATCCTGATTACGATACACCTGTACAATTTAATAAACGAAAAACACAAGATCCTTTAGATACATATGAACAATGTTTTTGTGTAATTGTAAATGAAAGTAGAGTTACACAACCTTGGCCAAACATGAGTGAAAAAACTTTTAATGCTATTAAAAGTATACGTCCATTTATCGAAGTTGCTGCGCCTGGAACAATAAAAATGTTACATCAAATGGGTTTTAAAACTTTTGAAAAATATTGGCCTGAGGATTATGATAACATTGTAAAAAACACTGATAGATTAGTTCGTATTACAGAAGTTATTGATTACATAAGCGAATTTAGTTTAGACGAAATGCGTGAAATGTATAAAGAAATGTTACCCGATTTAATGCACAATTATCATAACTTGAAAAGATTAAGAAAATTTTATGGCAAATTAAACAAAAGAGTCAATTAATTTTTTTGCCCAATATGTGTGTGCATCTAATTTATGATGCCAATACTGTTGTCCTTCAACATCGTATCCCATGTTAATACAATGATCGTAAAAACTTTCTTCTGCATTATCCCAATGCAAAAAATTATCTTTATCTAACTTATCAATATAATATTTGTATCGTGGTCTGTTTTCACAACACTGAAATGCATTTCTAAAAACATATTTGTATCCGTTGCTTTTTAAAAACTCTTGCGTTTGTATAATGTTATTATATCTATTAATATCCCATTGCGTATGATTAAGAAATAGTTGGTTACTTAATATGTCTAAGTTTTTTGTCCATTGCTTAGGTGCCCAATCAGGATAGTGTTGAGGATGTAGGTGTGTTACATTAGTATCAGGCTTAAATGGAATAAAATCAAAGGCGCTGGTTTTGCCTTCATCATAAAAATATTCGGTTCTATCGGTGCCTGTCCAGTGTATTAAAAACAATGTGCGTTTTGCTAGTTCTTTATTGTCTAATATCCAATACAGCGTTGTACGTGCAATGTAGTCGTTACTAGCACCAGGATAAGCAATGTTTGTGTAACTACAATTTAAAGCCTTTGCAAACTGTGCACCAAAACTATTTTCTCTATTGTAATTGCCTTCGCCAATGCCGCTGCCTTCAATTTCGCTACCAGCACTGTGACTACAACCATTTATTAATACATGATCAAACATTTACAGGCTCTTTAGGAATAATTATATCTGTACCACAATGACAATGTTGTTTGTTACATATAACAGGTTTTAAATCAAAAGTCAAGTCAGTGTCTGTGATATTTCCGTGTGTTTGTCCTACCCCGCAACTAGCACCGCTTATGTCACCACGTGGATTAATAAACAATGCATCATCAACTTGACATTTCCAACCTGTAAAAAAGTTTTGTCGTGCAGCAATAATTTTGTTGCTGTTTACAGGTTCGATGCCTGTATCGTAATGCGCCATACTTACAGCGTAATTTTCTCTATAAGGTTTGTCAATACGCTGTACAGTTTCAAACTGTGCGTTTTCCAAAAAGTTTTGTTTTACAGGATCTTTGTATTCCCAAGGACCTGCATTTACACTCATTTCATCAAACAACGGCGTCCATTCTAAATTGTAATTTGGTACTTCTTTACGAACACGTTCTCCAAACTCAACTACTTCCCAAAAACGTTCATCGTGCATTAACATCTTTGTACACAAATAATCTACTTTGTCGCACAGAAACTTTGCGTTTTCAATATATCTGTCTTGCTTGGCAAATTCAATATGAAAACTAGCAACAATATCATCAAACAAATTGTAGTGTTCTTGCCAATATTTTAACGGGCGTGACAAATTTGTGTTTACAGCAACAGTAATGTTTGGTATTTGTTCTTTTAAATGTGTTACAAGTGGAATAAAGTTTTCCCAATGTGTTGGTTCGCCGCCACTGAAGAATATTTTAAAATGTTTGTATCCACGCTGTTTGTAAGTGTTGAAAATTTTCATTGTATTATCAATATACAATTGTAAATTTCCGTTGTTACGGTTATCTCCTGCCCAATTGCCTGGATTACAATAACTACACTGAAAGTTGCAAAAGTTGTTTACTTGCCAAGTAAGACAAGCATACGGTTCTGCCATTGGAGTTATTTTAAGTAATGTACTCATAATAGTTCTAATATTCTTTCTGCAAACACTTGATGAGATTTTTCGTCAGGGTGTCCGTCACCGGGTATAGGTTGATAATAAAATTTTTTAGTTTTAAAAATTAAATCAATACGCACTGTGTTCCATTTTTCTGTTGCTTCTAATATATTATTATCTCGACGATTTAAACAATTAATAACTTTTCTACATCGAATTTGTTTTTTTAAATATAAATTTGCTAAATTCATATACATTAATGTATCTAATGTATCATCTGTTTCGGTGTGGTACTTGTTATAAAATCTTAGCCAAGTATTATCATTTGTCCAACTTGCTAATTGATTCCACATATGTCCGTTGTATATACCTCTACGTGTAGCATCTGTCCAATTTATAATTACAATATCGTTAGTTTTAATGTCTGTTTGTAAAACAGTTGCAGCAATTTGTTTTTGAGATGCTCCGCCGTCGGCTTTGTTTAGCACTTCTTTGTTTATTGCATTGGCTACTAAAGACGGAAATGCATACTTACTAGGCAAATCATCTTGTTCTTTACAGTCAGGTAATCCGTACCCATATGTATAACTACAACCAAATGCAACTATTCTAGACATGTTTTCTTAACCATCCTAGTTCAGGAAATACTGCCCAAAAATCTTCTTTGCGATGCACATCTAATGTGTGATTTTTTTGAAAGAATTGATTTAATTTTTCTTGGTTGTATTCACCCATGTTCATAAATTGTAACACACTGTCAATATGCCCTAATACTTCACGTACCATGTTTTCATCTTTGCATTTTTCGTATGCCCATTTCTTATAATCAATATACTTGGCACGTAGTTCACGCTTGTATTCTTCTGGTATATAATCAATACGCATAAAGTCAGGACCAGTTAACACGTTGAGTCTGCACTTGTCAATGTCTACAAGTCCACGCTCTACCCAATCCATATGAAAGTCTGGAAAATTCCAAACATTGTACAAACTAATAGTTGGTGTAATTTCAAAATGTACATGAGGTACACGCTCTAACATTTCGATACGATTTTGTTCGATTTGTTGCCAGTCTGTTCCGTGGCGCATAAATTCTGCTCTAGCACCATTTGCATCTAAACTTGCACTAACTTGTACATCATCAAACTGTTCCCAATAACTGTAAATGCTTTTGCTTTTATAACGCATGTTACTAAAGTTTGTTGTATAACGCAATCTTACATCTGTTTTACCATTAGCAATCCATTCGTCAAGAATTTTGTAATGTTCATTTGTAATAAGCGGCTCACCGCCTGCCCAATACACTTCTTCTACATCAGGCAAATACTTTTGTAAATTTTCCCAATAGTTGTTTTCTTTTGCAATGTTTACAACAGTACTACCATTGTTTTTTAACATGTTGGCTATTTCATGTTTACCATATAATTCACCATGTTCTTGTGCATGTAAACTACTAAGTTCAGGACCGCAACTACGGCACTTCATATTACAAATATTACTAAAACGCACATCCATATATGCCATACGCATATCAGTAAGTGTGCCGTCCTCTTTGGTTTTTTCTACCAAGTCAAAATGCTTGTCACCAAACCATTCGTTGCTGTTTTTACGCAGTGTCCAAATCCATGTGCTGTTTTCAAGTTCATAGCAACGTTTACAAGTATCTAATTGTTTACCGTTGAGCATGGCAACACGCAACTCTTTGTAACGTTCACTATTCCACACTTCCTCAATAGTGTTTTCTTTCAAGTTACCAAAAGGTTGATCACTATCTGCAATACAACAAGGCAAAGCACGACCGTCCGGCCAGGCATGCATGTGTATCCAAGGCAGTATGCAAAAGGCACCGTCTTCTTTTAATAATTTTTGTTTATCCATTTAGCATACTCGATAGTTCTGGAAATACTGCTGTAAAATCTTCATTGCGTATTTTATCTCGTCTTACAGTATTATGTATAAATTCTTCACCGTGATCATTCCAAATATTGGCACTGTTTGCAAACTGCATTGCATTTTGAATATGTTGTACACACCAATATTCGTCTTTGATTTGATCTATTAAGTTTTGCAGTCTTGTATTGCCTTTGTCTTTTAAATGCTGTGGCAAATTTTGCGCACTGTAAAAACTAGGATTCAACAAATGATAAATGCTAATGTAATCGTGTTTGCGTAACAAGTCATTGTCTATCATGTATTCAAAAAAATCAGCAAGTGTAACATAGTTCAAGTTGCTCAATACACAATTAAATTGATAGTCGATATATTCAACATCACGTATTTTTCGCAAATTGTTTTCTACAGTTTTCCAATCCGTGCCATGTCTAATATATTCTGCTTTTGCACCATAATGATCTAAACTGCTGCTTACTTCAACTGCTTTGAAATTGCTCCACATATCTAGCACATCATATTTTTTGTATTTGAAGTTGCTCATGTTTGTATTATAGCGCAATGTAATATCTTTACAACTACCGTTAGCAATCATTTCTTCAAGTATAACATAATGTTCGTCTGTGATAAGTGGTTCGCCTCCTGCAAAATATGCAAGTTCGATATTGGGTATTTGTTCAATAACTTGATCCAGCAAACTGCCACTTGCATCTGCATGTTGTATTACACGAAAACCTGGAGGCGGTGCGTCATGTTCTTTGTGTTCTTGTGCCCACTTACTACTAAATTCACTACCACAAGTTCTACATTTAAAGTTACAAATATTACTAAAACGCACATCATAATACGCCATTGTAAACTTATCTAAACTACCATCTGCATTTGTATAAGGTACAAGTTCATCATATTTGTGTGCAAATTTTTCAATACTGTATTTTCTAAAACTGTAAGGAGAACTCAGTTCGTGTTTATAACAAAAAGTGCAGGCTTCGTTTTCACGTCCTGCTAACATATCTAAACGCAATTGACGCATCTTGTCATTGTTAAATGCTTGCTCAAGTGTAGTGTCTTTTGTGTTTGCAAAAGGCTCAACGTAATCACTGCTACAACAAGGATATATGTTTCCTTTTGGTGTTACATTTAAATGCAACCAAGGAAACATACAAAACGTTTTGCTTTTTGTTAAATGTTCATCTTTCATTTGCTTCCTTACACAGCGCAAAAAAGTCTGCCATTTCAGGAAATGCTGCTTCAAAATCTACATTACGTCTACGATCTTGTTCTTTAAAGAAGTTCCAAAAGTCTTTTCGTCCTTCTTGTATTTTTTGCTCGTCATACTCAGTTGTTTTCATATAACTCACAACACGTCTAAACTTTTCATATTCCATGCTGCTAAATCCAGTCTTATAACCTTCTGCAACATTTTCTTCAATAAACTTTAAATGACTTTCCATATAAGGCATATAAGTTTCTTTAGGTAGAATGTTTATATCGTACTGCAATGGCTCTTTTAAATATGGTGTATCAAAATGAATACGCTGCCAACGTCCGCTGTTTACATCATTGTATTTGGCACGCCATTCCAAGATTTTTTCTAGCAGTGTTTGAAATGTTGTAACACTAAACAAATTAAACGTAATCATAAACGTTACAGGTGCAGTTGTATTTGTTAAGAAGTAATCTAAATTACGTTCAAATACTTCTAAATCTAAACCGTCACGAATATATTCTGCACGTTTATCCCAAGTGTCAATACTTGTAAACAATTTAAATGCTTTGATTTTATTTTGACTAAGCAAACTGTTTACGTTATCTGTAAATTTTGCAAGTTGACGTTCTTTACCGCCTAAGTTACTGTTTACATTTAGTTCAAGATGCGGCTTAGGATCATTTTCAAGTTCTTCAAACAATCTGTATGTGCTTTTTTGAATAGTAGGTTCGCCGCCTGTAACACGCAAAATGTTTAGCGTTTTACTAACTTCAGGCCACCACTTCCACCATGCACGTACATACGGATTGCTATCTTCTTCATATACTTTAAACCAATCAACATCGCATCTATGATTTTTTACCATATCATAAGGGCCGTGCTGACGTATTTCTTGATGGTATCTACTGCTGGCTTTTGGATGACAATAACCACAACGGAAGTTACATTCATTGCCAAACGAAATCTCAATGTACTCAGGGTTTACATCAAAGTCCCAAGGGTTCAACTTAACTTCGTTTAGTCTTTCTTCGTTGTAAATGCTGCCACTGCGAATATGTCTGTCACTGATAAAATCAGGACCCATGTTTTCTACATTCCAACAATACTGACATCCTGCACACTGCTTGCCTTCTAACATCTCTTTGCGTTCTTGCTTTTTGTGCTTTGTGTTATGCAACGCACTTGGATTGGTTAGTAGTTCATCTACGTCAATTTGATGTGGCGCAGGATGATAACAACTGTGTGTTTCACCAGTTTGCAAATAAATTGTAGTGTGATACCATTTAGCAAAGCAAAACGTAGGCGAAAAGTGCCTTTTTGTAATGTCGTTAATATATTTTGCTTTATCTGTTTCAAATGACATTTAATTTCCTTTTAGGAATACGAGAAGGATTAGTATATACAGTTTTAAAGAACAAACTTTGATTGCCGTTGAGAGGTTCAGCAGCAATAGGCAAGTCAAGTTCTTCAATTAACTTATAACCATAGTCAAGTGTTTCTTCTTCCATTTGATCTTCATTAATGTCTTTGCTGTTCCAATAATCGTTGAGCCAATCAAAGTCACGCACATTTACAAAGTCCCAATCTGTACACATAGTTTTGTACAAACCTTCTCTTGCTCCGTAAATAGCCCAGCGTCCATTTTCTACATCTGCACCAACCATTAGCCACACATACAAACGATGCAAGTTTTTCCAATGATTTTTGTGGAAGTCATCTACGCTAACACGCATACCACGATCCAGTGCCATTTTTACACCTTCACGAAATCCGGCTCGCCATGCTTGTTGTGCAGATCCATTGTTGCGTATTTCACTGTAGCAAGTGTTCATTTGAATATATTCAATATCCCAACAAAAGTCTACTTGTGCATGTGGATTGTTAGGGTCAGCATTTTCATGTGTACGCATGTCCAACACTTTTTGCTTAGGCCAACACTTGATGCCGCCATTGCCGTATTCTAATCCGTTGATTGTGTTTTTAGCACTCCAACTAATAACACAATCATCTAGTTTTACTTCTTTGTTCCAGTGTGCATCTTCGTGATTGTCTAAATCAAATTCTTTACCTAGGAACTCTTTTAAAATAATGTTGTCGCCATCAATAGTAATAAATCTATCGCTTTCGCTAATTTCGGCGCAGGCTTTGTGTGCTGCATCGCTGCCCTTTACTCCGTGTACACGTTTGGCCCACGGAATCTTGCTGCACAAGTCAGCGTAATTTTCTTCTGCATTAGGTTCGTCATATGACAGATAAATGATGTCATAGTCTAAAACTCTAAACTTGTTGCTCATTGAAGTACCTCGTGATAGTATGTTTCAAGTCTCTTTGTAGTATATACGCTTAATGCATTGGCGTCAAGTTCGATCTGGCTTGTGAACGGAACTTCAAATCCATTTTCGTCTAATTCTGATAAATCAATCACAAAACTGTTGTGCAAATGATGTGGATCATTTTTCTTTGTAATACTGATATTTAAAGCACTTGTAAATTTTAAACTTTTTTGTTTCAAGTTATATTGCAGTGTTTCATCTAGTATTAAACGCCAAACTTTATTTGGAATATCTTGTTGAATAGTAAAATCTGGACGATTGGGTTTTATAGTCGGTAACTGATATATTTGACTGTTAATGTCAAATTGAATTTCTTCTTCAATGTATCTTGAACGCAATACATTTTGTTTAGTAACAGTATCAAACAGTACTACATATTTTTCCATACCCTCAGCACCTGTAATCATACTCATTACATCGTCAAGTTGTACAGTAATATAATTGCCTTCTATGTTATCTTTGTTAGAAATCCTAATCAAATTTCCTGTATCATCAAAATAAACATAACGTTCGTTTGATACATATAATTTTGGTTTATCCATTTGCAATTCCTAACTTGTTTTCATATGTTTGAATAACTTGGTCTGAACAAAAACTTTTTTCAGTGTAATGAAAAATACCTGTTTGTCTAAAGTTTCCTATTTTTAAATTGCAATCGTTGTCTAAATATGTTCCTACTTGCTCTTGCCAGTTTTCTACATAAATTTTATCCCAGCCTTGACTTTTTAATTTCATATGAGTAAATGTAGGATAAGTTGTATTGCTGGTTATTTTATCTTCAATTTGTAATATTTTACAAACAATAGCACTGCTTACGTCGATGCTCGGAAACTGTTGAAAATACTTGCCGCCGGCATATTGTCCATAAAACAGTTCCCAATTGTTCATTACCAGTTCTAACCACTTGTAAAAGTTATGCGAAAATTCACAACGTTTAAACCAATGGAACCCTGCATACAAATTGGGCAAGTTGTGATTACGAAAACTTTTTCTGTAATATGTGTTATCAGCCCACTCGCCTCTGTATGTTTGTACTTTGTTTACATAAAACAAATCATGTTTGTCTAATGCACTTTGCCAGTGATCAAGATTGTCTAAAACCAACATGTCACTGTCAATTACAGCAGTTTCTTCAAATGGCGTTGCATGATATATTTTCCAACGATTTTCAATTTTCCATGTACTGTTTTTACTTTTATCGCCAAAAGGAATTGGTACTACATGATCAAATAAATCTTGATATTTGTTTGGAACAGCATCGTTGGTAATTAGACAAATCTTACTTTGTGGATTGGTTAGTTTAATACTCATAGCAGCAACACATGCTTGCTGTACATAATCATATGTGCTATTTTGGGCAAATATTGTAAAGTTAATGCTCATCTATTACCCTATTCAAACTAAATTTATTCATAATATGCACTGTGCTGTTTTTTATCGATGTTGGAAAATATCCTGTTCCATCTGATTTTTCAATTAAAAATTTGTATTTGTTTTTGTCTATATCATGACAGATATCTCTATCAAGTGTATAATACAGTGTACCAGGCATCTTACCTACAAATTTATTGGTTGTATATCCGCTCATTATGTGTACTGCAATACTGAATGCAAAATCATTCCTAAATGTAACGTTTTTAATTTGATATAGTGTTTTATAATGTTGCCAGTTTTCTTTAATATGTGTGATTAAATTAAAAAACGTTTCGGTAAGTTTGCTTTTTCTAAAAAATACAACAGTAGCCCAATAAAAGTCAATTGTGTTAGGACTAACACGATCAAACTCAAACAAGTCTCGCCAATTGGATAATTCAAAGGCATCCTTGTATAGCAAAAGATCATTTTGCTGTGCAAATACAGATTTCATATGATCGTTACCTACAATAACATCAGTATCCATTAACAGTGTTTCGTTGTATGGACTTAATGTATAAGCATCGGATCTTGCTGTATTTTTAAATTCTAAATTTTTTCTATCATACATTCCATCTTTGTAACTTTTGTGATGATAGTCAATTGTATTAGGAATTTCAATTATTTTGTCAAACGAATGCTCAAACTTATCTAAATAACTTTTATTATCAGTTATTAAACTCACTGGTATATCTAAATGTTCTTGTATTTTTTTTGCACAAAATATTGCTTGTTTTACATAGTCAATCTGTGAATTATTACGTGCAATTAATAATGCACCTTTACTCATTAAAGATTCCCTCTACAGTTCGATTGACTTTTAATTTATTGTATTCTGTAAGATATGTATTAGTTGCCTCAAAATACTTTGAAATTATTGTGCTTGTAAATTCTTGTAAATCTTGCACTTCAACTGGAAAATCGTTGTCGTCTACTAAGATTGTTTGTTCTTGTTGTAACGATAATAAACTTTGACAAAAACTTACTAGTTCTTTTGTTACAGTAAATCTGCCGCCATTATAATAACAAATTAAATTGTCTTGGTATTGTTCTTTTAAAATACGCTTTGCATTATCTAGCGTTATCATATAATTGCTAAAATCTAACGCCTGTTCTAGTCGTTGGTCCATACATTACTCCTTGTA